TCATTGTTTTTGAAGGATTTGAAGTAAATCCTTCTCCATGGGTTAAATGTTCAATTTCGTGACGAACTACATCTTTTAAATTCATTGATATTTCTTCCCAAAATTCAGGAAGTAATTCAGGGTCTATTTCAAATCTTACCTCAACATAATCTAATTCATCATTTGCTCCTCCATCTATTCGGAGGATTTTCGAACCGGGTACAAAAGTAATATTAGCATCTACAGTTATTTCATCATCGTTAAATGGGTAATATTTATCTAAACGAGAATTTTCAGCACCATTTTTATAATCTTTTTTCCAATATTTAAATATATCTGAAGAGATAATATTTGAAATTTTGTCGTAGCGACCTTCGTTTAATGGTTTAGGTGTATTATCATGTCCACATTTATGACAAACATATAAGTCATTTCCACCATCTTTTATTGGCCAACTCCAATCACAATTATCACATTCAATTCTATCTCCTACAATAGATTCAGTTATATCAATAATAGATTTTTTTAATACTATAAATTTACCTTTTTCTCCTGATTTAGATACAAAATCTAAACCGGCATCTTTTCTTGAGTATCCTGGGAGTTTATTGGTTTTGGTTAAATTATTGTAGATATTTCTATATCCACTTTTATCTAAACTTGATATTCCTATATATTCTGGTTTTTCTTGTTCAACAAAATCTAATAAAATTTTATACATTGTTGATAATATTTTTATATAATTTTCTCTAGCATTTCCTGTAGGTTCATTTGAAGATTCATTATTATTTTTTTCATCAAATTGTATATTATAAAATAACTTTCCATCTTTATAAGGGCTAGGAATATTTTTAATTGAGTAAATATATTCAATATTTCCTACTTTAAATTCCCCACTAAATAAATCACCATATATTTCAACAGCATTATTTGGGTTAAGAGCTATTTCATTTACTTTTAATTCATGTAATTGAGAAAATATTTTATTTGAAAGCTTTGGAGTATAATTATATTTTGAAGTATCAACAATCCATTCAGTTATTGTATCTGTCCAATTTCGGAAAGTCATATTACCTTTTTCGTATGCTTCTCTTTCAATTTTAGGTAAATCACCTTCTTCGTTTGTGTCTTGAGTAGAAATACCATTTAAACGATTTTCACAGTTTTGCATGTGGTGAATCATTTCGTGCGCAAATGAACGCATAATGTCTTTTGGATGACGATCCATTGTATAAAGTACTATAACGCGTTGATTCCGATCGTAATACGCCGTTTTACCGAAAAAATTCCTAGCGTTTTCAACATCATCTTCTACAAATTTTACTTTAGGTAAAGGACGAATATTCATTCCCTTATCTAACATAAATTCGGTAAGTGATTTTAGTTGTTTTGGATAATCAAATTTGCTAGGTTCAGCATACTTTATTTCATTTAGTGGGGTTTTAGTTAAAATAGACCAAACTCCATCTTTTTCTTCCTGTGATAATTCAGTTGGAAGATATAATTGAAATGTTTCTTTTTCTCCACCAATTAAAGCAGCTCTGGTTTTTGTTCCACTAACTCGATCTTTACCTTCTTCTGTTTTAATTACTATTGTTTTAAAGTTAGGATATTTACCTTCTAAACTATCAAATCGTTTTATATCCAATAAATCCATTTCACCTCTAATACCCACTACTGGATAAAAATAAGTGTCTGGGTTGTTTTTTATAAGTGAGCTAATATCTGCAATAGGTGAAGAGTTATCTGAGATTTTAATTTCAACGTTAGATGGGAGATATTTTTTATAGATATCCCATACTGCTAAACTTTCTTCTTTAGTTACACCGTCTCTTACTTTATGACCTATCAAAACAATTACTTTATCAAAATTAGGATTTTGTGCTACTTCATCAACTAATACAAAATGTCCTATGGTTGGAGGTTTAAAACCACCAGGGATTAAAGCAACACCTTTTTGTTCAGATTCTAAAAGTGGAAATATAAGTGATTTAACTAATGAATTCATTTATTTTAGATTGAGCTTCTTCTTTGGAAACAGAGGAGTTTATAATATTTTGAGCTAGATTAGAATCAAGGAAATTTTGAATTTCTATATTTAATTTTTCTTTTAATTTATTAGATTTTTCTTGTTCTTTTTCAGTTTTTTGTTTTGGATCTTTTGGATCAAATGGGATAACATACTTTTGAATAATTTGTTCAATATCTTTTAATGTTTCTTCATTACCCGTATTGGATACAGATACAAAGTTATTACCAAATAATTGTTGATATAAAGGAAAATTTTTAGCTACCATAAGCCATGTTCCTAACACCGCACCAGGAAGTAAACTTCTATCTTCTCCACCTGATTTTTCAAATCGTTCTTCATTGCGTTTTAAAGATGTTTCTAGTTCAGTATAAACATATAACATCATTACTTTATATCCCGCTTCTTCAAGTTGGGATTTTAGTTTTAATGTTTGGTTTGAAGATGAAGCAGTACCATCTAAAATAAATGATTCTTTATTTAATATAGTTTGAGGTAAATCTTGGGTTTTTAATTGTTTTGCAGCAGTTTGCATTGCCGACATAAATTTACTTCTATCTTCGGAATCTGCTGTTTTTTGATCTAGTGTAAATTGATCTTGTTTTGATAAAGCTGCTATAGTATCATCAATGTTAAGAATTTTAAATTTACTTAAGTTTAAATCTCTTAGAATAGTTCCTTTTCCAGATCCTGGTGCTCCCGCTAATATAATAGCTTTAGGACTATCTTGCACTTCCTTTAACAATTGGATAAGACTTATCATAATTATACATATTACAACTCTCGCTTAACGCTAGTTTTAAATTCAGTAAATATTGGTGAGTGAGTAGGGTTTTCTAAATCAAATAATTTTTTAACTGTTAAGAAAATATCAATATTTTCCTCTTGTGTACGAGATGATTCATACATTTCCCATCCTTTACCTTGTATTTTATCTTTAGCACTTTTACGTTTGCTTGATTTTAACCATAATATCCCGTAACGATCTGCTTTTTTACCAAAACATTCTTCATAGCATTTACCATAAATTGCTGTTTGTAAGTCATATGTTGTTTGTAGATTATTTGATGTTTTAAAGTCAATAATCCAAATTTCACCATTAATTTCGCAAACCATATCACAAGTACCTGCTACTTTTATTTCATCTGAAAATAAATGCACTTCTGCTTCAATTAGGGTTGGTTTATATTCTTCCCAAAAATCTACAAAACGTAAAAACATTTGCCATACATCTGGATTAAATAATGGAGTTCCACTTGGGGATAAAAAGTTAAGTTCTTTTCCGTTTAAATACTCTTCAATCATTTCATGTACTTGAGTACCTTCTTCCCCTGCTTTTTTAACAATGTGTTCTGAAGCAAATCCTACTTGTTTAAGCCAATTTTCAAAAAATTTACCTTTTGGGTAATAACTTAAAACATAAGTAATAGAAGGGTAATATTTACCATTTCTACGATAATATCTTGAATCGGGTAATGTTATTTGTTTTGCATCTTCTGAAATTTCTAAAATTCTATTGTAAGATCTTTTAATGTTTCTTTTTGTCATATGGTTGATAGTTTCTTCTCCATAAGTTTATATTGTGTTAATGGAGACACTGTTTGTATTAGTTTTGTAAAATTTTCAAAACCTAATTCACTAGGGTCTTTCCCTTGTAATTCTACTAAATAAACTTCCTTTCCAACATCTAAGAGTTGTTCACAAAATCTAAGTGCTTGCTTTATAGCATCTTTATCTAAAGCAATATATATTTTTTGTACTTTTGATTCAACTAATTTTTTCATTAAACTAGGTTGAATATTTTTCCCAAATAATGGAACCGCATTTCGTTTTATTGCCATAGCATCAAATGGTCCTTCACATAATATAATAGGTAAATCCCAGTTAATAAACAATTCTAACGGTATAATATCGCGAGACGTTTCCGGGTTGCGGTACTTGGTGTAAGGATTTGGTTCGAATGATCTAGCGGTAAAATAATTTAATTTACCGGTACTATCATATGACGGTATAACTATCATATTATTATATTGGCCTGAATTGCAATAGCCAATATTATATTTTAATATATCCTGTTGAGTTATGTTTCTTTTTTTAAGATAAGACCAAGCATGTCTTGCTACAATATCCTTACTATTTGTAAATGTTTTAAATTCTTTTGGTAATTCTAATGTGGTGGTGGTTGATTCACCTATATTGTGTAAAGATACATTTTTAACTAATTTACTTAATTCATGAAAGTGATTAGCATCAACTTTAATTTGATTGAAAAGACTTTTTATTGATTTTCCTTTTTTACTACACGTCCAACAAGCCCATTGATTTATACCATCTTTATTTTCAGTAAAATTAACTTCAAGTTTGGGTTTGTGGTGATGGCAGAAAGGACAAGTATAAGATTGATTTCCTCTTGCAGTACGTTTGCCTGCTCCTAGAACAGAATTAACTAAATTAACTAGTAATTCATTTACCATAAATGTAAGATACAATATTAATCTTGGGGAACAAAGTCTTTTCGAAAAAACTTTCCTAAAATATTATCATTTATCCAATCGTTTGGATTTTCTAAAACACCTAATTTAAATAAATATTTGCATTCATAGTATGTCAATAGTTTTTTGTTTGGAACAATACATAAAATTTTACGATCAAAATCTTTTTGTTTTCCTAATTTTATAAGTTCAAGTATAGGTTTTGCCGAACCATAATAAGTTTTCCAGTCAGATTCTTTTATGATTTGTTTTGTAGTAG